CATTGTTAAAGTTTTCGGCTTTGAGCGCTGCTACAATATCCTTTGCGGTCTGATTATCGCCAACAATCATTACTTTTTTGTTGCCGTAAAATGCGTTTAATACTGGCATGACACATACCCCCTATTAAAAACCGATTGTTTGAGTATCACTATTTTTGTGATCCAGCCCCAAATCTTTCCAAGCGTTTTCAATAGCAACTCGTACCGTATCCATATCAATCTCAATGCCATGTGCTTTGCACTGGGCCTCGATGTATTTGCTCACCCATTCGAGCTTTTCTTCTCCTTTGCCCTGAGCATTAAAGATGATCTCTGCTGTCTTTACACCTGCGAGAGCATAGTTTTTGATTGTTTCCCACTGGGAATTGGTCAGCTTCGACTTGATAAGTGGAACGACCACGCTGGTGATAACGATGCTAAGTAGTCCGATGACTGCCACAACGATTTCAGTAATATCGATATTCATTTGTTTTCTCCTTCCAAATTCACAGACGTCTGCGAATTTCTATGCTTTGTTCAGATTTTTGACGTTGATGGCGGTGGTAACTGCGCCACCCTTACCGATGACCGCACGCTCACCTTTCAGTTCCATCAGATCAAAGGTATCGTTGTACACCCAGCTCGCCAGCTTACCGCCGTTCCATGGAGCTGCACCCTGTTTTACTTTCACCCGGTCGCCTGCTTTAAGAGCGGAGCTGCCGGAGGATGGTTTTTCTGTTGTAGAGCTGCCGTAATTGATGAACGGACATTCAAACCATGCTGTCCAGCGGGTCGCACCGTTTCCGGAAAGAGGCGTTCTGATCGCTCCCCTGCCGCCGGCACACTCAATCACCCAGCCGTCGCCGATGTACACCCCGACATGGCCCTGCATATAGACACAGATTCCGGCGCGGTCAGGAATAGTCCCGATCGGGCCTTTTACCTTGGCTGCGTTGTACATCATACCGGTATTGTAGTCGAGATCTGAGCGGTAAACCGGCTTGTCCATTGCATCGTTCCACATACAGTAGCCTTTGATCAGACCCACACAATCGCAGGCAGTCTGTCCAAGGTGTTTTCGATGAATGGCTTTATTTGCTCCGCCGTTATAAGTCGGGTACTGTTTTGCTTTACTTTCCAGCAGGCTTTCGGTCAACACGTTCCCAAAGGTTCCCCACACATACCACCATTTTTCATTGAGTGCTTTCTGAGCGTGCTGCACCAGTCCTGCCGGTGTCTTTCCTGTTACGATTGGCATTTTACTGTTCTCCTTCCTTCACTTTGGAGATTGGAGTACAACTCCAATCTTTTGGGGATGGAACACAAGGACTGTTTTCTCTACAATCCCCAACCATCCCTTCCTTTCTTTCTATACTGTTTTGTCCGTCAAATCCTTTTTTCAACCTGCCTGCGATGCTGTGCTGTTTGATAAGCTGATTGAGGCAGACCGCAGCCGCTGCCAGAACATACCCCTGTCCGATGCTGACCGCTACCAGAATTATCCACTGCATCCAATTTGTCGGCTCGCAGGATGCTACCGACACCAGGGCAGATAAAAAGATTCCAACTACGCACAAAACAGTCGGAATCAAGGTATCATCGATCCTGATTGAGCGTTTGATGATACTCCCTAACGCATACAGGCAGGGAACCAGCCACACTGTTTCCGGCATAATGTACTCTTTGACCAGGGATGAAATCTGACTGATTGATTCCACATTTTCCCTCCTTTCACTGTCTTTGAAGCTTGGAACAGCTTTGCTGCGACAAACTTAATGTGATGGAACGTCTAACCCATTGTCCGCACAGCCTTTAACCATCACTACCTTTCATATAAAGAGACAAAACAAAAGGAAAGTTGCACCTGAAAATACAACTTTCCTGCTATTTTTATAATTGTTCTTGTAAAAATCGTATCGCCAGAGTTTTAAAATCTTCTGGCTGTGCGGTTCGCGTTGATAGAGTAGTTGGAGTGACTGTCCGTATCATCTTCCCCGCTACCTGCTGCAGCAGCTTTATCTCTTGGCTTTGCAACTGGATAAATTCCTGTGGGGAATATTGCGTTTCGTCATACACCCAGAACTCACCCTCTCTGCGGATGTTTTTTCTAACATACACTGTAGTAGGTGAGCTTTGTGTATCGATTTCAGGTGGTCGCTCTATCTGGCTGCTTAAAACACTATGAAAAGCTATCATTTTTCTCACTTTCTATATGATACTCGCATTTTCCCTTGTAAACTTTCTTCGTGGTCCGTTGTTAAATCGTATGCTAATATGCTCTGACTACCAATTGCTACATGTTTAGATTCACCACATAACAAATACGACCATTGCTCATTTTTCGACATACTCCAATCGCAGTATGATTGATAAAACGTTGTTTGGCTTCCTTGAAATTTTTCGGGAAACTTCGTCCCATAACTGGGATGCATTTGAGATATATACCCTACGGGAGAACCATTAGGCTGTATGGTATATTTAATACCATACTCTTTAAAGTGGTTCCATAATCCATAACCAGGATAATACATTATGCATATTGTGGGTGTTAAATAAGACTTATCACTCATAAGTCCACATCCTCCAAGCATATATGGATCTCCCCACCAATTTTTTAAATGGAAAACATTGACTGGTTCATCATAGACACTATCTTTCCCAAAAAAAGATGCGCTCACTGTATTGCCAGTTTTATACTGTATTTTTGGTCCAAATCCAAATGCTCTTTGTAAATCAAGCCTTTTTGACATCACTATAAGTAATGATGCAATATAATCTCTTTCACAATAGTTCGACCATAAAAAGTTTCCGCCAAAATTTTTACTTATATTTTGTGTGAAGTCCTTATCCGTATATGTAGATGCTGGTATATTATCTATTGACATCATTGGTCTACTTGAATTACCACCAATAACAAACATGCTAATATATAATTTGTTCCCTATGGTTCCATCATAATGCATAAATGCGTATGCTTGAGAATTATCATCAATTTTATCTTCTGATAATACAATATATAAATAATTCTCATCTTGATACTGTGTTAGATACCATCTAGGAAACTCTACCATCGCATTACCTTCATAGTTAGGATTTGCTATATCGGAAGGTGTACCATCTTCTTTTTTGCTATAATCATTCGGATTCAAATAGTAATCAACTGTTTCATCACGTCTAATCATACAGGGCTTACAATCCTTGACAAACCCAACATCTGCCCAGTCACCGTAATCAAACTCTCCGGTTTCTAAGTTTACCCTTGCAGGTTTCTTTCCCACCGCATCAAGGATATATTCAACCGATGTTTCTGGATCAGAATTATTAAGATCAATTTTTACTCCATATTTGTATTTTTTCTCCGGAGCTGCGCTGAAAGTATTTTCCATGTTTCGGTTTACCTTTCCATCGTCCGAATACGGAAATAACCCGTAATAATAGGTTTTGTTTGGTGTAAGCCCTTTATCGATAAACGGTGTGCTTTTGTACGCATTCCTGATCTGGCTGTTTAATAACTGTGTCCCATCAGTCTCATTTTTAGGAAAATCAATCTCGTTTCGGACAAGATAAGTTCCTGCCCACTTTGACACAAGCTGTCCGTCCACTGTTTTATCGGCAGGATCGGACCACTGAATAGAGACCTCTGTCTCTCCAGCTGTTGCATTGATCCCGGACACATTATCCGGAGCAACTGAAAACTTTCCTTTGCCAATCGGATATTCCGCTACATAAGTACCGCTTACCCTTGTTACCTTCACCCTGTCTCCCAGCTTAAAGGTAATGGATTTGTTATAGCGGTATCTTTTGGCAGTTGCTTCCGATTCCCCATCAAACTGGAGCTGTAACCCATCCTCATAGACACCGACAACCGTTGCAAAATTTGCCTGTGATGGCTCCTCTACTATTCTACGTTTTTCATCCTGATACGATAAATAGTTCATTCAATTACCACCCTTTGTGCAGTATGTGTCATTTCTCCGTCAAAGCTCAGCGTCATCTTCCACTGGGTTTCCTGATAAATCCCACTAGCCTGTGGATGATGAATCGAAACAATATCTCTGACCTGATGCTGATTGAGCGCTGTCCGGAAAGAAATGGTTTCGGTCGAACACATAGACTGAAATCGAAGATTGTCCACATATTTTTGAAGCTCTTCCTGATTTGCGATATCATCCAGTTTCTCGATTGGCGCCTGTACCCTTCCAATATTGACCGTTGAAATGCGGCTGGTCGGAATATCATTTACTGAGACAGCAATCATGGGTTCCTCATATTCCGGAGAAGAAACCATCGCAGTAAAAACATTGTAAGCCTTGTAAATATCGCTGCTGATGTCGACCTGTGGCTTAATTTGAGACAACTCCCCACTCTCATATCTGTGGTCGATGACCGTCCCATCAACCTGTCTGTGAGGCTGTATTCTCGCGTTTCCTTCCGTATCAAACCAAAGAGACTGATAATTGATTTCCGCAAGAAGGCTGTTTATAATTTTTATCCAGCTGGTTCCGATCTCCCAGTCAGCCCGGTCATTTTTCAGCGCCGCATCACTTTGAATGGCAATGATCCTGCTGATTCCCAATTCAAGCAGGATGGACTGGACAATATCAGTATAACGTTGACCTGCCTGAAATAGGACTCTCTTTTCTGTTCTGGAACGCTGTGGGATTCTACCTAAGTCCATCCCTTTTATCTGCCAGAATTTCAATCCTTTTTTATCCATACAGTCATCCGCTTGGCTGATGAGATACTCGCCCAGGGAACTTTCCTTCCCACCAATAATCAGGTATGGCTTTATTCTTGCCTTTAACCAGTTTGGTTTTTGGATGTTTAACACAAACTCCCCTGACAGAGACAGCTTGACTTCCGCATCCGAATCACATTTGACAGAGGGTTTGTTCAGTGCAAATGCCTGACCGATACAAACGCCGTTTTCCACGATATCAAATCGAAATGTCGGTGTTTTATTCAATCTTGACA